CTAGCATAAAAAAATGGGCAGATATGTACTATCCGCGCGTAGTTTGCTACGACAAATACACAACAGCATCTATAGCACAACGCCTACAGATGGCAAATGTGCAGACGCGCGATGTGTCAGGCCAGGCGTTTTATACTGCCTGCTCGGACTTCCATAACGCGCTGACTAATAATCGTATACGGCACTCGGGGCAAGACCAGCTAGTGCAGCAGATGGCTAACTGCGCTGCTAAAACTAATGACTCTAGTTGGCGTATAGTGCGGCGTAAATCTGCTGGGGCCGTAGATATACCTATCGGCCTAGCTATGGTCGTACACGTCCTAGCACAACCTGTGGGTGAGGTAAAGGTTTACAGTTAGACACGCCGAACAACTTATGTAACGTTTTGCCTGTGGATAACCTATAATGCGCCCTATGGGGTTATTACAGACGTTAGGCATAACAAAAAGAGATGTAACAGCTGAGTTAATGCCGCCTGTAATGAACGCAGGCTATGGCGTAGGTGTGTACAGTTTTGGCGGCCTTTACGGCACAGGTAGCGGCGCACCTTTTATAGATCGCAATACTGCGCTACAAGTACCTAGCGTTGCACGCTGTCGTAATTTAATTGCAGGTGTTATATCTAGTATTGACTTGAAGCTATACAAAAAATCTACAGGCGAACAGTTAGAGTCTCCTCTATGGCTAGATCAACCTGACATACGCCAGCCGCGTAGTGTGACTATTGCATACACAGTAGATAGCCTTTTGTTTTACGGCGTTGCTTATTGGCGTGTTACAAGTTTATATGCAGATGATGGCAGGCCTAGCGGCTTTGAGTGGATAGCAAACTCTCGCGTTACAACTGTTACTAATCAAGACGGCACGCTAGTAGATGCTTACTCTATAAACGGCGTAGTAGCACCTAGCAGCGGTATCGGCAGCATCGTCACTTACCAGTCACTTTTACCTGGCGTATTAGATACTGGCGCTCGCACAATACAAAGCGCGCTAGATGTACAAAAAGCAGCAAGCGTATCTGCTGCTACTCCGATGGCTACCTGTGTAATCAAAAATAGCGGCGCTGATCTACCAGAGGCACAGATAAGCGGCCTACTAGCTGCCTGGAAAGCCGCACGCGCATCGCGCTCTACTGCATATTTAACGAGCACTTTAGATGTACAAAATATTGGCTTTAGCCCTAAAGATATGATGTACAACGAGGCGAGCCAGTATCTTGCTACAGAGATAGCGCGACTTATGAACGTACCTGCCTATTACATAAGTGCAGATATGAATAACTCTATGACTTATCAAAATATATTAGATGGTCGTAAAGAGTTTGTAGCCTACAGTTTGCAGCCTTACATAAGTGCTATAGAAAATCGTTTGTCAATGGATGATCTGACACGTCACGGCAACATTGTAAAGTTTGCTATAGATGACACTTTCCTACGCGCTGACACAGCTGCCAGGTTAGATGCAATAGAAAAGATGCTAACACTAGGCCTTATTGACTTAGAGCAAGCGCAGCAGATGGAACAACTAACACCTAACGGCATAGGAGATACTAATAATGATCTTAACATTTAGCGGTGTTGTACAAGCTGTAGATAGCGGCGAGCGCCGCACTATTGCAGGTAAAATTGCGCCTTACGATGGCGAAATCGGTATGACAAGTGCAGGCCCTATTGTCTTTGCTAAAGGCAGTATCTCAGCAGAGTCACCTAATAAAATTAAGCTGTTAATGCAACACGACACAAGCCAACCTGTAGGCCGTATGGTAACTATGCAATCAACAGAGGATGGCCTATATGCAAGTTTTAAGATCAGCGCATCAACGCGCGGTAACGATGCAATTTTGCTAGCCCAGGAACAGTTAATGGACGGCTTATCCGTAGGTGTAGAGGTTATTGCATCTAAGCCTAAAGACGGCTACCTCCTGGTCACGGCGGCAAAGCTGCGAGAGGTCTCTCTAGTAGAGTCGGCCGCCTTTCCTAGCGCCGCCGTGCAAAGTATTGCCGCTAGCGAAAGCGAAGCGACAGAGCAAGACAACCCAACCCAAACCGAAAGCGAGGCAGCTGTGACTACAGCCCCTGAAACTCCGATCGAGGATCAAGCCGAGGCTGCACCTGTAGTAGAGGCAGCACGCGCCATAATCCGACCAAGCGCCCTGGATAGCCAGCGCGTCCGCACGCCTATTATCAATATGGGCGCATACACAGAACACAAAATTAAAGCAGCATTAGGTAACGAGGAGTCTCGTCTGTATGTAACAGCAGCCGATGACACTATGGTAAATAATCCGGCATTTAATCCAACACAATTTTTAACAGATTTTGTAACTAACACACGCTTTGCGACCCCTGCACTAGATGCTTGTAGCTCAGGCGTTTTGCCTGCAAGTGGTATGACGATTTCAGTACCCTCACTTGTAACTTCAGGTGGAGGCCAATCAGGCGTAGCACCTACTGTAACTGTAGAGGCTGAAGCTGGCGCACTATCTGCTACAGGTATGGTTACAGAATACCTAAACGGCACAGTCAATAAGTATTCAGGTATGAATACACTATCCGTAGAATTGCTAGAACGCTCAGATCCTAATTTTTATGCAGAGCTAACACAGCAGCTACAAAACGCTTACCTCAACACTATTGATACCACAGTAGTAGCAGCTTTAATTACAGCAGGTACGGCAGCTACTGCTACAACAGCCGATAGTGACGGCATTATCGCCTTTGCAGCAGAGGCAGGTGCAGCAATTTATGATGCTACTGGATACTTTGCTCAAAATTATATTGCTAACAAAGCGCAATACCAAACATTACTAGGTGCAGTAGATACAACAAAGCGCCCTATCTATAACGCAGTACAGCCAATGAACGCAGCTGGACAAGTTCGACCATCTGCTATCCGAGGTAACGTACTCGGCTACGATCTATTTATAGATAAAAACTTTGCTAATACTACATTTATAGATGACTCTGCAATTATTCTCGCACCTGAGGCCTTTACAGTTTATCGCAGCCCACAGGCTTATATGTCTGTAAACGTTGTAAGCAACTTACAGGTACAGGTTGCCATTTATGGCTTTATGGCAACAATTGCAAAAATGCCTAAAGGCATTATGCGTTTTAACAAGACCTGATAGCAACATAACCCACTAATAGTGCGCTGGGGCATATTTAGCCCTTTGCCCTAGCGCACCTAGTAAGGAAAGGTAAAGAGATGGCTGCAACGTATGTAACAGCGGCAACGCTTAAGGCGAGCCTCGGCGTGGGCACTCTTTACGATGCCTACACCTGGATAGAGGACACCTGCCAAGCCTCAGAGGATTTAATAAACAGTTTTTTGGAGTTTGACTACGCACCTGTTGTAGGCACAGCCCTTGTTAGCAACGTAGCTACTGTAATGCTGGCAAACCCTGGCCTATTTACTACAGGCGAGACTGTGGCAATAACAGGCGCAGGTAGCACCTTTAACGGCAGCTACACAATTACTGCGACCTTGCCATTTAGCACAGGCACTACAAACCTACTGCCAGCATTTAATATGCAGCTTAACTATTACCAGCCTGCACGCGGCTACAGCTTTATACAGTATGCAAAGGTCGCAGCAGATCAAAACTTCAGACGTGTTAAGCCATACGGCAGGGCAGTAGGGGCAGATACAAAAACTGCAAGCTACGCCACTACACCTGCTATAAATGCAGCGGCCCTTATGTTGGCTGAAAATATTTGGACTGCAAGATTTAGCACACAAAATGGCGGCACTAGCGTAGATGGCTATAGCCCTAGCCCATTTAAGATGAGCAACACACTTATGGCATCTATACGCGGCCTGCTAGCGCCATACCTTAGCCCTAACACAATGGTCGGCTAATGCCAGCGCCTATTACTACGCTGCGTACAACTATCGCAGCAGCCCTAGCAGATGCTAGCTACTCTACCTTTGCCTTTCCGCCTAGCACGATGCTTGCTAACAGCGTGATCGTAGCCCCAGCCGATCCATACCTCACACCTAGCAATAACAGCCACGCAGGTATCTCGCCTATGGCAAACTTTAAGATTATTGTAACTATTCCTATGTTTGACAATGAGGGCAACCTACAAGGCATAGAGACTACGTTTTGCACAGTCTTTAACAAGCTAGCCGCTAGCTCTATTGTCTTTAACGTAACAGCGGTATCTGCCCCTAGCGTTTTAACTGTAGCAAGCGGCGACCTGCTGACAGTAGATTTACAAATATCCGTACTAACGAGCTGGAGTTAAAATGGCACTTACAGATGAGGACAAAGCGTTTTTAATTAAGATAGGCCAAGAATTGCCTACCGAGGTTAAAGCAACACCCACAAAACAAGCAACAACAACAGAGAAGGATGAGGCATAAGCGATGGCTATATTTTTATCTAATGGGGTAGTAGTCACGCTTAATAGCGTTGCACTATCTGATCACGTTACGAGCGCAACTATTAACCGCAGCTTTGACGAGCTAGAGGTAACTGCTATGGGCGATAGCGCACACAAGTTTGTAAAAGGCCTTGAGGCTAGCACTATTACTTTAGATTTTCTTAACGATACTGCGGCATCTAACGTGCTACAGACTTTGCAAGCCGCCTGGGGTACAACAGTAACCCTAACGCTAAAGCAGACAAGCGCAGCTATCTCAGCTACAAACCCTGAGTACCAAACTACTGTGCTAGTAAACAACACAACAGACATTAACGGCGCTGCGGCTGATATTAGTACACAGTCAATTACCTTTACCTGCAACAGCGTAATCGTTGTAGATACAACACCATAACTAACTAAGCAAAGGGGCTAAGACAATGGCAATACTAAAAATAACAAGGGCTGACGGATCGGTATCTGAGCATAAGATAACGCCGCGAATTGAGTATGCCTTTGAGTTGTATGCTAAAAAAGGCTTTCACAAGGCCTTTAGAGATGACGAGAAGCAAAGTGACGTGTACTGGCTAGCCTGGGAGTGCATCCGCACTAGCGGCGAGACTGTGCCTACCTTTGGCGCAACCTTTCTAGAGACTTTAGCAAAAGTAGAGGTGTTAGACGATAACCCTTTGGAGTAGTGGGGCGCGGTAGTTTTGGCTACCTTATCGCGCAGATTGCGGTAGAGACAGGCATCGCGCCCCAGGCTTTATTGGATCTAGATAGCACAATGTTTGCCAACGTAATTAAGGTACTAAACGATAGATCAGAGGATATAAAAAATGCCAGCAGAGGTAAGAGGCGCCCTTGAGTTACGCAAGGCTATTAAAAAGTTTAGCCCTGATCTAGCAAAAGAAACACGCAAAGAATTAGCCAACCTTTTATCACCTATAGTTAAAACTGCTAGAGGTTTTATTCCATCCGAAGCGCCACTAAGCGGCTGGGGTAAAAGTAGTGCTACGTCTTTATGGGCAGAAAAGGGTCGGCTATGGGATACTAGGGCAGCTAAGAGTGGCATAGGCTATAAAACCTCACCTTCTAAACCTAATAAAAAAGGTTTTAGGGCTATAGCTCGTATTGCTAATGCAAGTGCCGCGGGTGCAATATATGAAACCGCGGGCCGTCTTTATCCTAATGGCAGAGACCAAGCCCCAACAGTTACGGGCACAAATCCCAACCCTAAATATTCTGCTTACTATGGCAAAAAGTTTAAGAGTCCAAATAAAAATCAAGGTTCTAGTTTTAACCCAGGTGCAGGCAATATGTTTATTGAGGCAATAGATCAATACGGCCGCATAGTAGATGCTAATAATCAAACAGGCGCAGGCAAAAGAAGCCGTAAAATGAAAGGCCGCGCCATATTTAGAGCCTGGAAAGAGGACGGCGGCAAGACTAACGCAGCTGTGTTAAAGGCTATAGAAAACTCAAAGATTAAGTTTTATAATGCTATGGGGGTTAAGTAATGGCTGTCGATCCCTCAGTAGTAATAAATTTAGCCGCCGAATACACAGGCAAAAAGGCATTTAGTCAGGCAGATACGGCTATACAAAAACTCAGTAAAAACGTAGGCAAACTAGCTAAGACTCTAGGCCTAGCCTTTGGTACTACAGCCATCCTTGCCTATAGCAGAGCATCTTTACGCGCAGCAGCAGCAGATGAAAAGGCACAAAAGCAACTAGCACTAGCCTTAAAAAACGTAGGATTAGGGCGAGATGCTGCTAGCTCTGAGGAGTACATACAGCGCTTACAGTCTGAGTTTGGCATAGTAGATGATCTACTGCGCCCGGCCTATCAGACACTAGCGGTCGCAACACGTGACTCTGACCAGGCACAAAAACTATTTAACCTTAGCCTAGACATAAGCGCCTCTACTGGCCGCGATTTAGGCAGCGTAATAGGGGCGCTAAGCAAAGCCTTTTTAGGCAACAACACAGCCCTATCTAAATTAGGTGTAGGCATATCTAAGGCAGACCTCAAGGCTGGCAAGTTTGACGAGATAATTGCACAGCTAACTACAACTTTTGCAGGCTCGGCTACAGCTGCGGCTAACACTTTTCAAGGATCGCTAGACAAACTAACTGTAGCTTCTGCAAACGCACAGGAAACTATAGGCAAAGGCCTTATAGATGCGTTACAAATCTTAGGCGGCGAGACAGGCATAGTAAGCGTTACAAACGCTATAGATGAACTGTCACTAGGTTTATCTGAAAGTATTGTGTCAGCTGCTAAATTAGTCACAGAGCTACAGAAACTACCTGTACTAGGTGATTTTTTAGGCAGGCTGTTTAGTAACCCGCTTAGCCTACCTAAAGAATTTTTAGTATTTGGTAAGGATGGTTTACTAGACTCTTTCCGCGCATATGGCAAGGTAGCAGGTCTGCAAAAATCAACCGATAACGCACACCTAAAAAACCTCAATGAGCAGTTTAAGGTTATAAAAAAGACAGCCACAATAACTACAAAACTAACAAAAGATGAGTTAGCAAAGTTAAAGGCTAAACAACTACAACTAGCCATAGATAAAGGCAACCTAGCCCTAGCTCAAGGTGCAGAGGTTTTTGATCTAGACAAGATACAAAACGAAGCCGCAATAATAAGCCAGGCTCAGCAACTAGGCAAGGCTACTAATGCTGCGCAGTTGCTACAAATAGCAAACGACACAGCGCGTCTCAATGTTAAAAAATCTATATTTGATTTAGAGGATGCAATAGCAAGCAAAGATGAGGCTTCTATAATTGCTGCAACTAAAAAACTTAATGCAGATTTAGGTGTGCTTAACGCTCTTACTGGTCAAAAAACGCAGATGCTAGCCATAGAAACTATCTTAAAAGATTTACTGCCTAAAGATTTAATTAATCAAAAAAACCTAGATGAAGCTTTACGTAAAATTAAAGAGATGCTTGGTTTATTATCTGCCGTTACAACACCTACAACTACTTTACCTGGTGTTTTAGGCACTAATGGTTCTAAATCTAATTTACCTAGTGGTAGTGTCGGTGGCACTTTAGGCGAGATCAATAAAAACACTCAAGATTTAGGCGGTGTTGTTTCTGTTATTGGCAATAATAACAAAGAGTTTATAAAACTTATGGATGGTATGGCCCCAATTTTCCAAACGGTCGAGGATGTTGGCGCTTTCAACTCTTTAGTTAAGTCTTTTATGGGCGGCAATATTAGCTCTTTTAATACAGGTTCGTTAAAAGCCGATGAAGGCTCTATCTCTAACTTTTCTAGGGGTGGTGCTTTTGATCGTGACATAGTAGTTACTATCGTTGATAAAACTAGCGGCCTCATTGAGGTTGTACAAACAGCAGTACAGCAGAATAATCGTTACGGCAATAATCTTAACTTTGCAGGGGCGATACCACAATGACAGTACCTACAATCAATGCCGTTATTAACTTTTCTACTGGCCCATCTTTTGCACAAGCTTTAATTTTAGACGAGGGGCAGCTAGATATAAACGTGCTTAGCGATAGCACGTCTGTAATTGTAGATGTATCTAGCCAAGTAGATAGCATACAAACTAATAGAGGCCGTAATGCACAGGCTGATCTATTCCAAACAGGTACGCTAACTCTGCGCATAGTAGATCAAGATGGCGACTTTAATCCGCAAAACCCTAACAGCCCTTATTTTGGTCTGCTGTCTCCTATGCGTAAAGTGCAGATAACGGCTACTTACGGCGCAACTACCTATCCTATCTTTTCAGGCTTTATTACTAGCTATAGCACTAACACGCCACAAAATGCGCTAGATGTGGTCTATACAACTATTACAGCTGTAGATGCTTTTAGGTTAGCGCAAAACGCACAAATATCTACAGTAGCAGGCACAAGTGCAGGGCAGTTATCAGGCGCGCGTGTTAATGCTTTGCTAGATGCTATTGCCTGGCCTGCCTCTATGCGCGATGTAGATCCAGGTTTAACCACAATGCAGGCCGATCCTGGTACAGCCCGCACAGCCTTAGCCGCCTTGCAGACAGTAGAGACAAGCGAATACGGCGCACTGTATGTAGATGCGGCAGGTAGTTTTGTATTCCAAGATCGCGCCCTAACGGCGAGCTCTGTATCAGGCACGCCTACAGAGTTTAACGATGATGGCACAGATATATCGTACTTTGATGCCGTTTGGGTGCTAAACGATGTGCTTGTTTATAACACAGCTAACGTAACTAGGGCAGGTGGCAGTGTGCAGACAGCAAGTGACGCAGCCTCTATCGCTAAATATTTTCTACACAGCTACAATCAACAGGGCCTGCTTATGGAAACAGATGCCGTAGCGCTAGATTATGCACAGGCCTATGTAGCAAGCAGGGCTGAAACTAGCGTGCGCTGCGATGCTATAACCCTAGATTTATACACAGATAACTACAACGCAGGCATAATTGCAGCCTTAGACCTAGATTTTTTTGACCCTATAACTATTACTACTAATCAGCCAGGGGCCTCTACCTTAACTAAAACCTTGCAGATATTCGGCGTGGCTATGGACATAAGCCCGAATATGTTTAAGGTACGCTTTACCACGCTTGAGCCTATTATAGATGCCTTTATTTTAGACGATGCAATATACGGACTGCTTGACAGCGGCGTACTAAGTTACTAGGAGGAGATAATGGCTAAACAGACCTTTACGACAGGTCAGGTGCTAACTGCTGCGCAGATGACTAGCCTGCAACAAACTGCTATGGGCGGTGGATCAGCTACGGCCAAGACAGTTTCGTATACCCTAGTAGCTGCTGACGCTGGCACTACTGTAGCGATGAACGCGGCTGGGGCAACTACTATCACAGTTAATACAGGCTTGTTTGCTGCTGGCGATACTGTCTTTATACAAAACTTAGGCGCAGGTGCGTGCACAGTCACAGCAGGCACAGCAACAGTAGCAACGGCTGGTAGTTTAATTTTGCCACAAAACGATGCAGGCATTTTATATTTTACAGCTACAGGTGCATCTATATTTTATGATTTTATACAGGCAGGGGCGGTGTCACCACTTACTACTAAGGGCGATCTATACACTTTTAGCACTAGCGATGCGCGCCTCGGCGTTGGTGCAAACGACACCGTGCTAACGGCAGACTCAACCCAAGCAACAGGTATGAAATGGGCTGCTGCATCAAGCGGTGGCGCAAACTTTACGATAGTTAATTCAGGTGGCACTGCACTAAATGGCGCTCAAACTATTACAGTCTCAGGCATTACTGGTGCTAATCAATTATTTGTTTATATCACTGGTGCGGCTGCTGCTAATGGATCTAATTTTATAACTCTTAGATTAAATGGTGATACTGGAGGTAACTATAACCAATACGGCGTGTCTTTTACTGCAGCAACCGCATACGCAGCAAGTAATCTTGCTTCTGCACAAGGTAGCGGAAACACAAATTACCGCTTAGGCAAAATGGCGGATGCTAATTCATCAGCCGTTCAGGCTTATGCTTTAATTTCTGGATGCAATTCTACAGGAATTAAAGTTATTCAATCTGCTGGTACAGGAAACGCTGATACTGACACACAACAAGCATACATTGCTGGCGGATTTTACAATAGTGCATCAACCATTTCTAGCGTTTCAATCTTTGCATCAGGAAGCAATCTTACTAACGGCACAGTATTTGTGTATAAGGCATAAGGAGAAATTATGAAAACCACAGAAAAAGAATTTAACGCCACAACAGGCGAAACAACAATTACAGAGCGTGAAATGACTGCACAAGAATTGACAGAATTTAATGCAGAAATTGCAGCCGAAGCAGCACGACAAAAAGCCGAAGCAACAAAGGCAACGGCAAAGGCTGCATTGCTTGCTAAATTAGGCATTACTGAGGATGAGGCGCGCCTCTTACTTTCATAATGGAGACAAGTTACAACGGCTGGCCTGCATCTAAGGATCAGGCCGAGATAGGCGTAAAGTCTTATTTAGTGCCAGGCACAGAGCGCAAGATGCGTTGTGCTAGCGCCGTTGCACCTTTGCTTATCGGCTTTGCAGCTGAGTTTGACAAGTTAATAGAGCCAATAGATGAGGGCACTTTTGACGACTGGGGCTATGCCTACAGGATGGTTAGAGGCAACCCTACAAAGTTATCTTGTCACTCAAGCGGCACAGCTATAGACCTAAACGCGACTAAGCATCCTATGGGCAAGTACGACACTTTTAATGTAGCTAAAGTGCCTATGATCCGCGCCCTGGCTAAAAAGTACGGCCTTAAATGGGGC